GCTTGGTCGTGCCCTGTTGTATTTTCAATTGCAAAGCCAGAAATCTCATCTAGGATAACAACGATAACGTTATATCCTTCCCAGGCTTCACGCTCTGAGTGGCCTGAGTGTACTGTTATTGCTTTATCAAACTTAACTTCTGCTGCTTTGTCTGTGTATCTTCCTGCGAACCAAGGGGACTTTTCAATTCTTGTTTTAAATCCTTTAAAGAATACGTTGCTTGCCTGCTGAGAGTTAATAGCAATATTAATGATATCAATGCTATCTCCTGGAGGCTTTCCGTAATATGTGGCTGGGTCTTTTAAGCACAATAGTAAATATACTATATAGGCAACTGCAATTGTTGAGCAGTAATCTTTTCCTGAACCTTTGCCAAGCTGAGCAACTACTTCATTTGCAGTTTGCTTAAATCTTATTCTTCCTTCTTCTTCTCCAAATAATTTGATAAGGGTTGAGTCTTTATAAATTTGCGAGCTTTTTTCGATAAGCGTGTACTGATAGTCGGAAAGTTCTGGAAGCCCAAGGTATTCTGGACTTCTAACAAACGTTTTAAGATCGACTGGTTTCTCATCGAACTCCTCTCCATCAAGCATGTCGATAAGGTCGGTAAACTCAAACGACATCGGCTTCCTCTACTGGGACTGACTCGATTACTCCAGTTATTTGGGACAATCTCTTTGCAACTTCCATCTTACACTTAGGGCATGTTGATGTAGTTTCTTTTAAAATTTTAACAAGAATGTCTTGCTTGCGTTCTGTTTCTGCAATTTGAGATGCAATTTCATTATTTTCAAGGACGCCAATTGATTGAAGCATTGCAATTCTTTTAGTCTCTATGTCTGCAATAAGCTTTAGTGAACCAGATTTGACTGCTAACTGTCCAGATTGATCTGCATCTTCTACAGTCTTCCAAGCTTCTTTGATAAGCATGGCATAGTGTTGATCCGCCCCTGAGATGGCTTCTCGGGCACGATCTCTGATGTTGCTATCATTATGGACAACGTCTTTCCAGTCATCGATTAGCTCAAGGACTTCCTTGCGCTGTATTCCTGTAATTGTGGAAATCTGTGTGGGTGTGCTTCCTTTTAGAAGTTCTTCAACTACCCTATTCATTCTGTCAAAACGTTCTGACAATTCTATTTCGCTCATTAATACAGTATACTTTCAGTCGACTAAAATGTCAATCAGAATTAGCCCTGGCAATCTTATATAGGACTAAATATCCAATTAAATCATCAATATCGTTGTCTCCAGCATATCCTTGGTTATTCTTTACCCTATTTAATTTATCATCAATACGAACTTTTAATTGCTCTGTTGAGTCCGCCGTTGAAAATATTCTTGCTGGCTCAAGGGCAGAGTTGCCGTACGAGATATTCTTTTCAATTAACATATGTGCAATTTCATGGCATGCTCCCCAGATCTTATTACCTGCTGGTGCACCTACTGATCTTAAATATAAGTCACTGCAATTAAAATTGTTGACATCTCCAAATACCGCCTTTAGCATTATCTTCTCCTAATTAATTGAAACTGTTCTAGATATCTCTGTATGGTCATAGCAGAGACTTTACATTCATCGGCAATTTCAGTTACCGTTTTCTTTTGAACCACATATCTTCTATGTAGCCAATCTTTACTTTGATATAACTTCATCGCTCTGTTAGTACTTTGTTAGCATAATGTGCAATACCAAAGCTATCTGCAACGTCAAAATCCACCACATTTAAATTATACTTCCTGTTAAAGTAGTCAGCAGTTCTCTGCTTTCTCATGTTCCTTAATTTGTTTTGATACCAAGAGTCGGCATAGCCTGGGTTAAGTGCTCTTATTGCCTGCTTCTCTTCTTTGGTTGGGTTCTTATTGCCTATGTATGCCTGCCAAGAGGATGGGGCTATTGTAATAACCTTCGCTCCAGTAGACATCAACTCTGCTATAACTACTCCATAAACATATGATAGTTTAATTACAGCATCTGCAGACTTTACAAACACCGCACCTTCAACAACAATATAATCTGATCTTAACTCTTCAAGCATTGAATGCATTTTATTTTTTGCATCGTGTATCTTTTCATATATATCAAGACCATGTAGTTCAATCTTGCCCCACTTGAGGGGAACATCATTTTCCATCAAGCAAAAAGCAATAGAGTTTGTTGAAGCATCTATTCCAAGAACTCTATCTGCTTGTGTCTTTTTCAAACTAGCTAGCGTCATCGATCATCCTAAATAATTTATTTTTAGTATCTATATTAATGCTTTTTTCACAAGTTGAGCATAGCATTGAATTGTTATACCTGCTTAACTGAGCTTTACATTTTGAGCAAGGCCTTGCAGCACCGCCCCTAATAGCTTTCTTTTCGTAATACTTTTCCATAATTCTTCTGTTGGTTGCAACACGGCAACACTCATCTGTACAGTATTTTTGATTGTGAGTCTTAGGCACAAAATCTTTTTTACATTCAGAGTTAGCGCAGATCATATATTAGATACCGAAAACAAATCAATTTCAACAGTGCCTACAGGTCCACCCTTTGCGTAGCACTCCTTCTTAACTGGGCAGTAAGTGCAAGGCATCTTTGATTTAGTAGCACCTTCAGGTCTTTTTGGAAGATCCCCATCTTTAAAATTATCCCAGACTTCGCACATCCAGGCAAAGGTCTCCTCGATAATCCTTGTATTTTTTTCGTTCATAGAAATTGGAATAACCAGGATTTCTTGAGTATTCTTATTCTCATACAGGAAGAATCCTTCTTTAGCATTCTTCAGCTTCATGTAGGTAAGAAGTTGTAGCATGTGGTTGTCTGTAGGCTTCATCTCTGATTGTCTAGTATCCCACACCTCTTGCTTTGCCGTTTTAATTTCACCAATTACTGTCTCGCCATCGTACTCCATAATAAGATCTATGAAGCCTCTGATAGGCGGATACTCATTAATAATTTCTTCTTCTTCCGCTCTCCACTCTGGCATAGTAGAAATAAGCTTCTGTAGTCGCTCATGCGCCTGAGTTCCCTGTGCCATATTAGCAACAGCAACTGCATCGTTATCATCAATAAAGACTGCGCCAGAAAATGCCATGTACCAGTATCTAGGACACTTACCATGACCATAACCTAACGAACTTGGACTAAATGACTTCTTTGTCATCTCTCCGTCTGCTCGTTTAGTATTACGATATGACTCATCAAGTAACTGAGCAAACAACTCAGGATCAAAGAATTTTCCTGTGTGCTTTTTAAATTTAAGGTTTTTTACAATTTCTCTACCCATTGTTTGGCACCCACATTTTTTCTTTTCCTTTATTGTGATATCTAGCCATAACAAACAATAAGTCTGATAGACGATTTAAATACTTAGCAATGTTTGGATTTACGTTTTCTATCTTCCAAACTTCACGCTCTGCCCTTCTTACAACAGTCCTTGCATTGTGCAGTGGTCCTGTTGGTAAAACAAAAGATCTTAAAGGTTCTAGATATTCATTATAGTCATCAATTACATTTTCTAAATATGTTACTCTGTTTTCAGATATTGTTATTGTTGAAGCACCTGCAAGCTCTGCGCCAAGATCAAATAAGTCGCTCTGAACTCTTTCAATAATATCATTATACTCATCGGTTGCCATTCCAATAGCAGAGTTGGCCTCATCTACAGCACCTATAGCTTCCATCATAGGGCTAGTCTTAGACACCCTTTCGTTATTAGCGTTAGAGGTTTGCCCATCATCGCCAGTTTTAGTATAAATTTTACTTAGTATTACCATCAGTGACCCCTTAAAGAACGCCAAACATCTACTGCAATTTCATTAACTACAGATAAAGCAAAAACTGTTATAAAAAGCTGAGCAATAATTAATACTGGAAAAGATTTATTCTTAACCTTTTCTTCTAATAATTCTACGGCCATCTTACTTCTCCTTTAGTAGAAAATACTAAGCCAAGGTGGTCTCCTGGTTCGACAAAAGTTTCATTAATTCCCTTTTGTGCCCATCCCCATTCATTTCTTGGAAATGGCAAGGCCTGATTTTTTTTTACTAACACGGCCCAATATGCATTTTCTGGTGGCATGTCTTGGCATTTTTCAACACTGTTGTTGGGAAAATTATTTACTCTGCAGACAACAGCATTTCCATACTTTACTGTTCCCTCTATATTATACCCAT